TTCTTTTACCTAACGGAATCAGAATAGAAACAAAAGGTAGATTTGTTATCGCAGATAGGAAAAAACATCTGTTAGTTAAAGAACAACATCCAGAATTAGATATTCGTTTCATATTTACAAATTCAAAAAATAAAATCAGTAAAAAATCCAAAACAACCTACGGAATGTGGTGTGAAAAATATGGATTTAAATATGCGGATAAAGAAATTCCGTATGATTGGTTTGAAGAATAAGTTATGTGTAAAGTATTAATTGATAAATTTGTAAGAGAATACCCATTACACTTTGATTATGTTAGAAGGTTAAAAGAGGAGTTTGAAATTATTGAGCAGAAAGGTTTTATTGAAACCTATAAACAAGTTTGGGATATTATACAAATTATAAAACAAAAAGGTTATTTATGGTTATTAAGAGGTAGTGGTGCTAGCTCTTTAGTTGCTTATTATATGGGTATACATGATATAGACCCGATAAAAGAAAATATTCCAATTGAACGTTTTTTAAATTGGACGAGAGAAGACCAGCCGGATTTTGATATTGATGTTCCTTATGATGTTAGAGATGAAATACTATTAATGATTGGAGAAAAATATCCAAACATGGTCTCTCGTATTTCTAATAGAGTAAAATACACAGAAAAATCTGCATTAAGAGAAGCAATCCGTCAATGTGGTTATCGTAAGTTTGTTCCTAAATGGTTTAAGGTTGAAAAGATATTTTCAGATGTTCAAACACAACAAAAGTGTTATCGAATTGCTGAAAAACTATTGGGTAAACAAAGAAATTGGAGTAAACATTGTGGGGGTATTGTAATTTGGAAAGATGGGATACCAGAAGAACTTATACTTAAAGAAAATCAAATAGCAGTAGATAAATATGATGTAGAGGAACACAATTGGATAAAGATTGATCTCCTTTGTAATAGAGGATTAGCTCAATTAAGAGAGTTAGACCCAATTACAAAGTTATCTGAATACCAATTTGATGATAAACTTACATCGGAATTATTATGTAGTGGTGATGTATTAGGTTTGACGCAAAGTGAGAGTAGAACGATGAGGAAAACTATTCTTGCTATCCAACCAAAGAATATGTACGATGTTGCATTAGCACTAGCATTAATTAGACCGGCTGCAGCGGATGGTGGTAGAAAAGCAAGTTATTTTAGAGATGGTAAAGCAATGTTTGTGTACGATGAAGATGCGCTCACATTTATATCATCCGCAATAGGTTGTACTCTTTCAGAGGCGGATAGATATCGAAGGGGGTTTGCTAATTTGAGAGCAGATATAATTAAGGATTTTAAGCAAAAGTGTGATAATATAGATATACTAAAAGAACTATCACATCTTCGTAAGTATTCTTTCGCAAAAGGACATTCAATAGCGTACGGTCAAATGGTTTGGGCATTGGCATATCACAAAGCCCGTAATCCTAAAAAGTTTTGGGAAGCAACATTAAAACATAATCAATCATCTTATAAAAAATGGGTGCATATAAGAGAAGCGATTATAAATGGTGTAGAAATTAATAATAAACAAACAGGAACTATATATGACCAATTTACAAAAACAGGTTGGTGGGATAGTAAAAATTTTTTACCAAAATTAGGTGGTGGGGAGCATGAAGGACAATTTTATTTTAATGGAATAGTTGCAAATTTCCGTAAACTAAATAGGTATGGCAAAAATTGTGTATTAATGACGATTGGAACAGCAAATGGAGAATATATAGATTTAGTTATCAATAAAAAATATCCATTTGGTTATTATGGTTGTATAGAAGGATGGGGATTGAAAAAAGAACAATTTAACTCATCATTTATAGAAGTACAAGATTTTAGACCATATAATTTACACGGTTCGGCAGAGCATAAAATGGAAAAGTTTTTTGTATAAAAGTTGGTAATATCAAATATCTGTCGTATGTTTGTTAGGTGTTGAAGCAGACTGATAAAAATATTGTAGTATCTACGTTATCTAATACGTTGGGTAGTTATTCTACATTAAAGGGTAACGAATTAGCATTTTATTGTCCGTTTTGTAATCACCACAAACAAAAATTACAGATAAACACAGAAACCCAAAAGTGGCATTGTTGGACTTGTAATAGTGGTGGTAGGAAATTGACATCTCTGCTTCGTAAACTTGATGTGGACAGGAAAACCATATCCGTAATCAGAGAAATATACGGAGATAGTAATTGGACACCACAGCAAGATGATACTGATACAAAGGTATTTATTTCCCTTCCAAAAGAGTTTATTAGTTTATCAGAAGAACCGAAAGGGTTTAATCCTGAATATAAAAATGCAATTTATTATCTTACCAAAAGAGGTATTACAATAAAAGATATAATTAAATACAATATTGGTTATTGTAAAGAAGGATTGTATGCACAAAGAGTAATTATTCCTTCATACAATTCCGATGGGTCACTTAACTACTTTGTTTCCAGGTCTTATTATCCTGAAAACAAAATGAAATACAAAAACCCACCAATCAGTAAAAATATAATTTGTTTTGAATCGCAAGTAAATTGGAAAGAACCGATTATACTTTGTGAGGGTGTATTTGATGCGATAACAATCAAGCGAAACGCAATACCACTTTTGGGTAAGTTTCCATCTAAACAATTAGTAGAAAAAATTTTTATGAGTGGAGTAAATAATATCATTATCTCATTGGATAATGATGCTATGGCAGAAGCATTAAAAGCAGCAGAGTATTTTCGTAAAAATGGAATAAATGTAAAAATGATGTATCTAAAAGATAAAGATGCTGCCGATATGGGTTATGAAAACTTTTATGAAGAACTAAAGAAAACTAAAGAATTTAATAGTGAGGAATTACTATTGATGAAAATAAATCAATTATGAAATTAAAAAGAATTTATCATATCGCAGACGTTCATATTCGTAATGTTAAAAGACATAAAGAGTATAGACAAGTATTTGAAAAAATGTTTGAAGAAATCTGTCAAAGAGGAACGGAGGATTCAATTATTTATTTAGCAGGTGATATTGCACATGCTAAATTGGAAATGTCTCCTGAATTATTAAAGGAGATTAGTTGGTTATTTACTGAATGTTCTAAATTGTGCACAACAATTCTTATTACAGGTAATCACGATTGTAATATGAACAATTTGGATAGATTGGATGTTCTTACACCAATTGTAGAAGCATTGGATTTACCAAACTTTCACTATTTGAGAGATACGCAGGTATATTCTATTGGTGGAGTTGATTTTTCCGTATTCTCAATTTTTGATAATAAAGACAATTGGATTACCGCAGATAAAATTTTTGGTAATAAAAAGATTGCACTATTCCACGGACCCGTTGATAACTCAATGACCGATGTGGGGTATGTAGTTAGTAGTAGACATTTCACAACGGATATATTTGATGGATTTGATTTGGCACTATTGGGTGATATCCACAAAAGACAAGAAATGATTAGTCCGAAAGGGTGTAAGATTGCATATGCCGGATCATTGGTACAACAAAACTTCGGTGAGACATTGGATAAGCACGGATTTCTTGTTTGGGATTTAGATACTATGACATATGAAGCAGTGGATATTTTAAATGATTACGGATACTATACTTTGGATGTTGATAATGGGTTTGTACCAGTTGTAACAAATATGCCAAAGCATGCACGTTTGAGAGTGCGTTTATCTAACACCGACACTGCGGACACGAAGAAAGTCCTAACACAAATAAAGATGCAGTATGGTATTGAGGATTTTACTCTTATCAGAACCGACTCACTTTCTAAATTAAAGACCGGTAATAGACAAAACAAATTGGACTTTGAAAATATTACAGATGTAAACCATCAAAACTCACTTATACATGATTATGTGAGTAGAATGATGCCATTTGTGAACAATGCGGACTTAGCAGAATTAGAAACAATTAACAGAGATATAAATAGTAGGATAGTATTAGATGATGTGGTTAGAAATATCCAATGGAAACCTATCAGATTTGAATTTTCCAATATGTTCTCCTATGGTGAGGATAATAATATTGATTTCACAAAGTTAAATGGTTTGATGGGATTGTTTGCACCAAATGCAAGTGGTAAATCATCCCTATTTGATGCAATCTCTTTCTGTCTTTACGATAAGAGTAGTAGAGCATTTAAAGCAGCAAACATAATGAATAATCGTAAAACGGATTTCAAATGTAAGTTAGAATTTGATATTAATGGTGAACGATACTTCATTGAAAGAACTGCAAAGACCGTAAACAAAGGAAAAAACGTAAAAGTGGATGTGGAATTTTACCGAATGGATGGTAATGAAAGAACATCTTTAAACGGAACGGAACGTAGAGATACAAACGCAGTAATTGAACAATATGTAGGAACATATGAAGATTTTGTTCTTACTGCATTGAGTTTACAAGGTAATAATGCACTTTTTATTGATAAATCTCAAAGTGAGAGAAAGGATTTATTGGCACAATTTATGGGATTAAATATCTTTGATAAATTGTACGATACAGCAGTGGAGGATATTAGAGAAGTTAGCATACTTATTAAAAATTTTAGGAAAACCGACTTTACGACAGAATTGGCCAATAAGGGTATTGATATTAAGAATAAAAATGGTGAATTAATAGAATTACAAACACACTTAAATAGTGAAACAAAGATTAAGGTTGATATTGAAAATGTTATATTGGATTTGACAAGACAACTTACGCCAATTGATTCTAAATTGGATTTACCCACATTGAGAACAAAAAGAGATAGCCTGAAAGACCAAATTAAATCTTTAGAAACCGAATATGAAGCAAAAGAAAGTAAAATTGAAGAATATAAAGAATTACTCAATGAAGTTTCTCAATCGGTTGTTAATAAATCTAAATCCAATAAACTTGATATAGAAGTTGTATATTCTAATTATCAATCAGAACAAAAAAAATTAATCGAAGCGGAAAAAGTATATTCAAACGCAAAATTATATTTAAGTTCTGCACAAGAAAAAATTAAACATTTAGATAATCATAAATACGACCCTAATTGTGAATTTTGTTGTGATAATACATTCGTAAAGGATGCAATGAATGCAAAAGAATCATTACCACAATTAGAACAAACAGTTAAAGATGCTTTAATATATGCAACTGGTATTCAACAAACTTTGGATAGATGGGAAGATATACCACAACAATATAATGAATGGAATGATTTGAAAACAAAATACTCAAAGGGTAAAGTTATATTAGAAAAAACAGAAGCTGAATTAAGTGGTTTAGATACTAAAGAAGAATTATTACAAACTCAATTGGATAATGTTGAAAACGATATTGAAAAATATTATGAAAACGAAGGTACAATTGAAAGTAATAAGGAATTAGAAAAACAAATTGGTGAACAGGAAACTCTTAAATCAGAAGTTGAAAAAACAATTAAACGAATCAACAAAGATATAACCGCCGTAAATGGTTCTATTGCGCAATTACAATCGTTTATAGATAACATCAAAGGTAAGATGGATGAAGTTAAGGAATTAGAAGAAAAGAACCGCCTGTACACTTATTACATCGATGGTGTAAAGCGCGATGGAGTTCCATATGAACTTATTTCAAAAGCACTTCCTGTTATTCAAAACGAAGTAAACAATATATTAGGACAGGTTGTAGATTTTGGAATTGTGATGGAAGTTGATGGTAAAAATATCAATGCAAAGATTGTTTACGAAGACCAGGAGTGGGCATTGGAAATGTGTAGTGGTATGGAGAAATTCATTAGTGGTTTGGCAATCAGAGTTGCACTTATAAACATATGTGGATTACCACGACCAAATTTTCTTGTAATTGATGAAGGATTTGGAACATTAGATAGTGATAACTTATCATCACTTTTTGGAATGATGCAGTATCTTAAAACTCAATTTAGTTTTATATGGGTAATTTCCCATTTAGATGCTATGAGAGATATAGTAGATGGATTGATTGAAATAAAAAAAGAAAATGGATTTAGTAAGATTGATTTTTAACCGTAACTTTATCAGCCTTCAACACACCTGATTGAGGTTTAATAACACCAATGTGTTTTTTAATTAAATTTTCAACTAAACTACCCATTTTAAACCCATGTTCTTCACAATAATTTTTGAGATGTTCATGGGTTTCTTTTTTAATTTGTAACATTGCGTATTTCATAATCTTTATATTTATTTAGTTTTCTACAACTAATTATAGTTTTCTTTATATAAATATGTGATAATTATTATTTTACCAATATTTATTTTAAACACTAAATGGCTGTATTAAAGAAAACCCTTTTTGCTGAAAACTTAGAAAAATATTCTGTACTAATTCAGGATACAGACCCTAATAGTAAATATTTTAAAATAACAGAATTACCTGATACTTTTACAGGTGGAAAGAACGCATTTCTAATACAGGGTTCAGAATTTTTAGTTGCTGATACTATTGTTAAAATAGAAATTAAAGATTCGCAAGGCAATATAATTTATCACGAACCAGGTGAAGGTATTCCAGAATATTATGAGGGTACGTCAAAGGTAATATCGGTTTATGTTTATCCGGATACAGCATTTGGACCGTGTACCATAACTATATTAGGTGAGGTTTCAGAATACGAAGATACAAATGGTGTTCTAAAACCAATACCATTACAATACAAAGATACCTATAATGTAAGATGGCAAAAAGAAATAAATGTAAACCCATTCTTACAAAACAATACAAAAATTCGTTTTTATCGCAGGCCTCAAGTTGAAATATCTGAAATTCTTAAGCCAGTATTTACTATTATTGAAACATATGACCAACAATCAGGAAATGCAAATTTAATTCCAATTAATCCAACATCAGGCGAACATTATATTCCATGGATTGCGAGTGGACAAGAATTAAATTATCAAATCAAAATTGCAGGAGGTAATATATTCACATCAAATATGTTGAATCAAACAATGAGTTTTGCTGAATACCCTGATTATCATCCTAGAATAATAGAGATATTATCACCTACTTTTGCAAAATTAAGTGAGCCACTTATAGAAGATGGATTTGTTAATCAAGTAATATCTACACCATATGCGATTACTTATTTATCAGGATCGGATAAAACTCAATCAGAATTTACATCTTCTTATGCGCAGATAAAATTATCACAATTAGAAACTTTTGCAGGTGATGTAAAACGTGTAAAAGTATTCAGGCGTTCAAAAGGTAGTATATCCGATTTTGAATTGGTGCAAGATATTCTTTTAGAATCTACTGAATTATTAAAAACCCTAGAAGGTACAAGTAGAGCAATTGAAAGTACAGGAATTTTTAATTCAAATATTTTATCACAATTTTGGAATACAGATGGAACATTAACAGTAGCATTAAGTAATACTAGATTAATTAATGGTGTAAAATTAAATGGTGCCGGAAAATTTTTATATACATCATCACTTGATTTAAGTGCAAGAACGGTTTATGAATTACAATTTGATGCATTTTATAGCGCATCAACTGCAAGTAATTTAGATATTTACATTAGTGGTTCTACTAACACTAATAGTTCATCTTTGGATGA